TCGCTTCTAACTGACCTTCATGATCAGTAGCAGCTTCCTTTAGTTTAGCAAACGGACCTTTCTTTTTCTCTTCCTCTTTCAGAGGTTCTTTTACTTCTTCTGCCATGATGGGTGTAGCAGTGCAAGTTTATTTATGGATTTAATTGCTCAACAGTGACAGGACTTTTATTAATTTGACTGTACCGTTTACAAAGTTCTTCACTTGAAGCGTGTTCCCATTTGTGCTTGAGTTCTTTTAACAATTTTGTATAATCATCACCAGTCGCTTCTTGCATCTCTTCGGAAACTATGGTTTTAATTAATACATCTCTCGTTAAATTAGTCATAATTGCTGTTTGATATCCAACAAGAAGTCTCCATTATAGCGCAAATAATTCACTTAGACTTCTCTTGGCTGGTCCCAAATAACGTGGGATTTAAATATTTATTTACTCGTACTCCTCTATACACATAATATCTATCTCATCTGAAGGGTCTTCTGGTTCCTCAAACCACTCTTGAAACTCTGCAGATATAGCGATAGCACTCTTGATATTATCCTTGTCACCAGAAGTATCCATAAGATCAGTTATTCTTTCTATTGCCCAATCATGGACATGTTTAACAATCTCTTCAGTCGTCGGTTCTACCATAGTAGTCTTTTCTGTAGTATCTACTGAGGATGTTACTATTGTAGTAGGCTGGGGTTCCGTCGTCAAGGGACTCTGTGAGGACGTTATTTCCAAAGAGTTGTCTGGTCTCTTCAAAGTTTGTTTTGCCCTTAGTTTTATGTAACGAGATAATAGTACGACTAAAATTTTGTTTACCGTATTTGATAATGTCTTCTTTAAGTTCTGGACAAGATCCATAGTACTTTTTCCAATCTGATTCTTGTTTTACTTTGCGTTTCTTTCCTTTAGGTGTTCGGAACGACCAAAAATACTTTCTTCCAATGTAACGTCTACCGTTGAGGAGATTGGTAATTTCATAAACAAAACCAAAGTAGTCCCCAACATCACCACTATCAAAAGCTCGTTCCAGGTAAATCCAAGGATTTTCATAGTCACTACCCATTCATATTACCCATTTTAACGTATTTAGATAAAAAAAGACCCCCTTAAGGGGGTCTCTTAACACAATCTTCAAATCAGCAGTCTTCCAGAATCTCCTGGATAGTCTCTTGAGAGAGATTGACCATAATTGCTTCCGCCTCTTCCAAGGTTTCTGCGTAACCTTCAACGTAAAGATACTTGAGAACGGTATCATATGTAGTCTCTTCACCCATTCTATCAGCAACCCTACGCGCTGCCTTACCAATGGTGCTCTTAACACCTGCCTTTGCCGATCTAACCTTTTCCTTAGCACGATCAATGCGACTCATAATACCGCGCTGAGCTCTTCCTGCCTGATTCTTCGCAGTTTGTACTGCTCTGTTCTTAGCGTCAGTTGCTGTTGCTGCTGCTTCTCTACCTTTATTATATGCATCAACTTGTGCCTGAGCAGCTCTCTTCTTGAGGTTACCCTTAATCGCTGCCCTTGCAGACTTTCTATCAGTCTTACGACCAGGACTAAAGGTGAAATCAGTATGACTCTTACCCTTTTTAGTTTTTACATCAGAAGTTTTTGTTCCAGTTGCACGCATTGCCGCTTTAGTGGCACTCGCTTTTGCTTGGTTTACTCTACTTCCAATTCTATCTTTTAATGAAGTTGCACCAGCAACTGCAGAATCTTTTGCCTTTGCACCAGCTTCTCCTGCTGCTGCACCAGCACGCCTAATAGTCTTCTTAACGAGTCTTCTTCTGGATCCCACCATACCGCCACTATCTTTTCTTGCAGCAGTATCATGTCCGTAAGATACCTTTGCCTCATCAAGAACATCATCAAAAGCATCTTCAATGGTTTGAAGATCATAACCCTCTTCAAGCATTGAGAAAACAATCTCTTCTACAACACTCTCTTCAAACAGAGGTTCTACAGATTCATCAAACTGCTCTTCAATAACTTGTGTCTCTTCAGACAGAAGTTCTGGTTTAGAATTACTATAGATGCTGTTATATTCCTCTTTGATTGTTCTAAAATCCATGACGGGAAAAATAATTACTTTGATAGTATTATTTATTATTTTTTTCTCTTCCAATCATACTTCATTGCTTGAAGTGCCCAAGCATCTGTAAGTTTATGGGGACCTTCCTCAAGTAATCGTCTTTGTAACGGATTGAGTTGAGTCCCCATCATTTCTAGATACTCAATTTTCCAATCAGAGTTGGAATCCTGAGAAGGTATCTTTTTTGACATCTTGTTTAATTCCACTTACAACATAGGATTCAACCTCAGTCTCCTGTGGAGCGACCTGTAGACCCTTTGAAGAGATCCAGTGCTGTGTCCAGGGCAGAGGGTTGTTTTTAGCAGCAATATCATAAACTGGTTTGAGTCCAATTGCTTTCATACGGCGATTAGCAATCCACTCAACATATTGTTGAAGAAGTTTATCATTCAAACCAATCATAGATCCGTCTTTGAACAGATAGTCTGCCCAACGCTTCTCCTCATTCACAGCACGATCAAACATAGCATAAACATATTCTTGCTCTTCTTTGGCAATCTCCTTCATTTCAGGATCATCACCATCCTTCCATTTATTAAGAATATTTTGGGTAATCGCTAGATGTTGGTTCTCATCTCTTGCAATAAGAGAGATAATTTTTGCGGATCCCTCCATAAGTTTGAGTTCACCAAAAGCGAATGAACAAGCAAAACTAACGTAAAACCTAATACCTTCAAGAATATTGACGTTTGCAACTGCTCTGTAGAGTTTTCTTTTGAGTTCACGCCTTCCCTCCATGGCGGTTGGAACTTGCTCTAATGCGTGCTGCCAGTCGTTAGAGTTATCATAATGATGTGCGGCATTGATGAAGTCATCATATGCCTCTGTGACGCTGCTGGCACGCTCTAGAATGCGCTGATCAGTAACAATCTTATCAAAGACCTCAGAGGGGTCGGAATAGATGTTCTTGATAATATAGGTATATGAACGACTGTGGATCATTTCCATGAATCCCCAGACTTCCATACATGCTTCTAATTCAGGTAGACTGCAGTAAGGTATAAAAGCCATCCCAGGACCACGCCCTTGAATGGAGTCAAGCATAATCTGGTACTTGAGGTTAGAGGTATAGATATGCTTTTGTTCAGGACGAAGTGTTTGATAATCTCCACGATCTTTCTGTAGTGAAACTTCTTCAGGTCTCCAAAAATATCCAAGTTGTTGAGTCGTTAATTTGTCAAAGATTGGATACTTGTAAGAGTCATATCTCTGCACCCCAAGAGGTTGTCCAAAAAACATTGGTTGTTTTTTAGTATTAACCTGATCAGTATTAAAGACGGTGAATCCCTTCACCGATGATTTGGGGAGTGAAGAGTCTACGAAGTCGTACTGCATTTTTTGTTGTCTCCTAGAATTATTTAAAATAAACTATTGTTTTGATTCTTAGATCTTACAGGATTCGCAATCTTCCTCCTCTACTTGGGATAGTTCTGCCATCAAAGATTCTAATTTATCATCTTTATCATCAGTGACCTCATCAGTCTTGAGATCATAAGTATTTTGATAGTAGGATGTCTTCCAACCATATTTGTATGTAGTCAGAAAATCACTTGCCATGACTGAAACTGGAACTTCATTATCTGGATAATTCTCTGGATTATAACTCCAGTTGCCACTAATTGCTTGGTCAAAGAACTTCTGCATCACAGCAACAATGTTAATATACCCAGTGTTATTAGGCATATCCCAAAGAAGCGTATAATTGTTCTTGAGAGATTGATACTGTGGAACGATCTGTTTAAGCGGACCCTTCTTTGATTTTTTAATGGACAAGTATCCACGAGGTGGTTCGATTCCATTAGTTGCATTTGACACAACGGAACTGCTCTCTGAAGGCATTTGTGCGGACAGTGTTGAGTGCCGTAAACCGTGTTCCACGATAGATTTTCTAAGACTCTCCCAATTATGCTCATACTTAAGTGAAGTAATTCCATCTACATCCTTCTTGTATGTATCAATGGGAAGAATTCCATCAGAGTATTTGGTTCGGATAAAACCAGTACATGCTCCCTTCTCTTTTGCAAGTTCATTAGAAGACTTCAAGAGATAATACTGGAATGATTCTGAGAGTCCATGAACGGCATCCCATGCTTCCTGAGAATCATACTTAAATCCAAGTTTAGCAAGATAGTGGGCAAGACCAATAAAACCAACTCCAAGGGACCTACGTGCCTTTGTAGCGCGTTCTGCCGCAGCAACAGGATATTCCTGGTAATCAATCAATTCTTCAAGTCCACGAACAGCAAGATCACAAAGATCTTCAAGTTCATCATCAGACTTTACCTTACCAACATTTACTGCTGACAAAATACACAAAGCAATTTCGCCACCACCATCAATGTGCTGAAGAGGAGTAGTGGGGAGAGTAATCTCTTGACAGAGGTTACTCATATAAACTTTATCTTTAAATGACGAGTGATCATTACAATGATCAATATTCATGATATAAACACGACCAGTCTCTGCTCGCTCTTTCAGAAGATCCAGAATGAGTTTTTGAGCTCCGACAGTCTTTCTTGGAACAGATGGAGTTCGTTCATAAGCCACATATAACTCGTCAAATCCAGGAGCGCCAAAAGCATCATACAGACCAGGAACATCGTGCGGACTGAAGAGGGAGATCTCTCCGTCTTGAATGAATCGTTCATAGAAGAGTTTGCTGATTTGAATGCTGTAGTCTAACTTACGAACTCGGTTATCCTCAGTTCCTTTATTATTTTTCAAGACAATGATGTCTTCTATCTCTTGGTGCCAGATCGGGAAGTGTACTGTCGCTGATCCACCTCTGATGCCATTCTGTGTACAGCATCGGACAGTTGACTCAAACTTTTTGAGGAACGGTATAACACCTGTGTGCTGAACTTCTCCACCTCGGATCTTACTGTTGATGCCACGGATCCTGCCTGCGTTGATACCGATGCCCGCCCTTTGTGCAACATATCTGCCAATAGCCATATCGCTAGTAAAGATACTATCGAGGGTGTCATCGCTGTCAACAAGCACACAGCTAGCAAATTGTCGAAGTGGAGTTC